AATGAAAAGAAATAATTCAACACCAAGTTTAACAAGTCCAAAAGGTAGTAAAAGAGGTTGTTTATGTAAGAACAATACTTATTCAACAAAGTGTTGCGATGGAAGTTTACACGCTCAAGGGATAGGTCAAACATCAACTACTACTGAAAATGCAAATTAATTATCTAAATACTATATATAAATATGAAATCAAATGAAATGTTAAAACAAGTTAAAATACTTTTAGGAATGGAAGTTAAACTTGAACAAATGAAGCTAGAAAACGGAACTGTTTTGGAAGCAGAGAAATTTGAAGCTGGAAATGAAATCTTCATTGTAACGGAAGATGAAAGAGTTGCTTTGCCTATGGGCGAATACGAACTAGAAAACGGAATGGTTTTAGTAATTGAAGAAGAAGGTTTAATCAAAGAGGTTAAATCATCTGAAAGCGAAGAAGCACCAGAAGTAGAAGTTGAAGTAGAGGCTGAAAAGGAAGATAAAGAAGAAATGGTTTATGCTACTAAAGAAGAACTTGCAGAGGTTAAATCAATGATTGAGGAAATCAAAGCAATGTTAGAGCCTAAAAAAGAAGAAGAAATATCTGAAGAGGTTTCTGAAGTAAAAGAAGAGTTATCTTCTGAATTACCAAAAGAAGTTTTAGCTGAATTATCACAACCAGCAGTTGAGCCAATCAACACAAACGCAGAGGTTGTAAAACAAAAAGTGCAATTTAATATTGCATCAAAAAGAACTTCATCGACAATGGATAGAGTAATGAGTAAATTAAATAACAATAAATAAAAATCAATAAAAATGAGTGTATCTTTAACTACAACTTATGCAGGGGAATTTAGTGGTAAGTATATCGCTGCTGCATTATTATCAGCTTCTACTTTAGATGCTGGTGCAATTTCAATATTGCCAAACGTAAAATTTAAAAGTGTATTACAAAAAGGAGCAACTGATGACATCGTAAAAGATGCTAGTTGTGATTTCGTAACTGACGCTGGAACTTTAACTTTAACAGAAGCTATCTTGATTCCAGAGGAATTTCAAGTTAACTTACAAATCTGTAAAAAAGACTTACACGCATCTTGGGAAGCTGCTCAAATGGGATATTCTGCATTTGATAATTTAGCACCAAGTTTTGCTGAATTCGTTATTGCTCACGTTGCTGCTAAAGTTGCTGATAGAACAGAGAAAAATATCTGGGCTGGTTCAACTGCTACAAGTGGACAATTTGATGGTTTCCAAGTTAAGTTAGCTGCTGATGCAACTGTAAACGATGTAGTTGGTACTACTATCACTTCTGGAAACGTAATTGCTGAAATGGGTAAAGTAGTTGATTCTGCCGTTGCTAATGCTCCTGCTATTTTAGGTAAAGAAGATTTAACTCTTTATGTATCTACTAACGTTGCTCAAGCATACATTCGTGCTTTAGGTGGATTTGCTGCTACAATCGGTGCAAATGGTGTTGACAACAAAGGAACTACTTGGTACAATGGTGGTGCTTTATCTTTTGAAGGAATTAACATTTTCGTAGCAAAAGGATTTGACAACAACAAAATGATTTTGACTCCAAAATCCAACTTGTACTTTGGAACTGGATTACTTTCGGATTTTAATGAAGTTCGTGTAATTGATGAAAGTGAAATTTTAGGTTCACAAAATGTAAGAGTGGTAATGAGATTTACTGCTGGTGTTCAACACGTATTTGGTGGTGATGTAGTTTACTACGCATAATTAATAATTTAATAATCAATAAAGGGGTGGGTATGCGAAATGCACACCTACCCTTTTTAATATAAAAAATATAAATATGGCTTGTTCATTAACATCTGGTAGAAAAGTACCTTGTAAATCAGCAGTAGGTGGGATAAAAAACATCTACTTTGCAGATTATGGTACACTAGGAGCGGCTACAATCGTAGCTGGAGAAATTACAGTATTAGCAGGAACTCCTGACTGGTACAAATTTGAAGTAAAAGGAAATTCATCTTTAGAAACTGCAATTAACTCTTCAAGAGAAAATGGTACTACTTTTTATGAAAGTACTTTAACTATGTCTTTAACTTTCCAAGATAAAGCAACTCAAGAGCAATTAAAATTAATCACTCACGCAAGACCGCACGTTTCAGTTGAGGATTACAATGGTAATTTCTTTTTAGTAGGTTTAGAACACGGTGCAGAAGTGAACGGAGGTTCGATTGCTACTGGTGCTGCTATGGGAGATTTAAGTGGTTATTCTTTGACAATCGTTGCTCAAGAAACTGCACCACCTTATTTTGTAACTCCTGCAACAATTACTGCTGATGTGTCTGCAACTCAAATAGACCCAACTGCTTAATCTGAATTGTTTTGTTTTTTAAATTAGGGGTATGTTTAGTCATACCCTTTTTTTATTTAAAAGCATAGCTTTTTTATTTATGTTAATACAAAAAATAAAAGTATTGACTATATATAAGTATGAAAGTATTAACAACATCAAACAGTAACCAAACGTTAAAGTTTATACCAAGAACTTTTACAACTGATATTGTTATTAAATTAAGAGATGACAGTACAAATAGTAATGTTTCTTTTATATTTCCACAAACGCAAATTATTAATGATTATCTTCAAGTTACAAATATTTTTGATTTAAAAGAGGGTCATTTTTATGATTTTGTAGTTTATAAAGTAGCCGCATATTCACAATTTAAAGAAAGAGTAATTGCGGATGCAGGAAGTTTTGAAAGTGGCATTTGTGTTTATAATTTTTTAGAAGCAGAAAATTTAATAAGTCAAAACGATTTATCTACTATTTACAAAGATAAAATATTTTGCACAGACCAAACAATCAATCAAGATACCAATTCTTACTATTCAGTAAATCAAAATGAATATGTAAGTAAAGCTGGTAATAATGATTTTATAGTTTTATAATATGAACGAATTAAGAGTTTTAAATTTATCAACATACACAAGTCCGAAGATTATAGAAAACAAAATGGATAATTTTGTTGCCTATGGCGATGACAATAATTATTTCCAGTTTCTAATCGACAGATATAATGGTAGTGCTACAAACAACGCTATCATAAATGGTATGTCAGAAATGATTTTTGGAAAAGGATTAGATGCAACTGATTCTGCAAGAAAGCCAGAGGCATATGCTAAAATGATTACCTTATTTCACGATGATTGTGTAAGAAGATTGTCATCTGATTTAAAGTTAATGGGTAATTGTGCTATGCAAGTTATTTATTCTAAAGATAGAAAGAGCATTGCAAGAGTTGAGCATATACCAGTTGAAACTTTACGTGCTGAAAAGTGTAATGAAAAAGGAGAGATTGAAGCATACTATATGCATCCTGATTGGGCAAACTACAAAAAGAGTGATAAACCTTTAAGGATTGAGGCGTTTGGTTATGGTAATGCACCTATTCAGATTTATTATATAAAACCTTACAAAGCTGGATTTAAGTATTATTCTCCTGTTGATTATCAAGGTGGTTTACAATATGCAGAATTAGAAGAAGAGATTTCTAATTACCATTTGAATAATATAATGAATGGACTTGCTCCTTCGATGTTAATTAATTTTAACAATGGAACTCCAGATCCTGAACAAAGACAATTAATAGAAAATAGAATATATCAAAAGTTTAGTGGAAGTTCTAATAGTGGAAAGTTCATTATGTCGTTTAACGATGACCCTGCAACTGCTGCGACAATAGAGCCTATTCAATTAAGTGATGCACACAACCAATATCAGTTTTTATCTGATGAATCAATGCGTAAGATTATGGTTGCTCACAGAGTTGTTTCTCCTATGTTATTAGGTGTAAAAGATTCAAGTGGTTTGGGTAACAATGCTGATGAGTTAAAGACCGCATCTATATTAATGGATAACACAGTTATAAGACCATTTCAGACACTTTTAATCAATGCCTTTGATGATATACTATCTTACAATGATATTAGCTTAAATCTATATTTTAAGACCTTACAACCTTTAGAATTTACAGAACTAGATAATGTAATGGATTCAGAAACTAGAGAAGAAGAAACTGGTGTAAAGATGAGTGCAAACGAATCTGAAATAAAGATGAGTTCACAAGTAGATTTTGATGATGAGCAAATGTTAAATTCTTTAGAGGGCGAAACAATAGAGGATGAATGGGAACTTGTAGAAAAAAGAGAATATTCAGAAGATAATGAAGATGTAGATACTTGGGCAAATAAGTTAATAAAGGAAAAGAAAACTGGTTTACAAAAGTTAGCTGACTTTATAAAATCAAAGCCAAGTGATAAATCTTTTTTAGATAAGTCTTTTTACAAAGTTAGATACGAGTATTCAGAAAAATATTCAAGTGGCAATAGTAGGTTGTTTTGTAAGAATATGATGCAACGAACTTCAAGTGGTGTTGTTTATAGAAAAGAAGATATTGACCAAGCTAGTTTTCAAGGAGTAAACAATTCTTTTGGGCATAAAGGTCAAAATTATAGTTTGTTCAAGTACAAAGGAGGAGTTAATTGTGGGCATTTCTGGAGTGAAAATCTTTATAGATTAAAAACAAAAACAGATGGAACTTTTGTAGAAGACAAAGCATTAAGTTCTAGTGAGGAAGTGGATTCAATTCCTAATAGTTATAAACCAAAAGGTGCTGAATATAAAGAATCAAAAATAGCACCAAAGGATATGGCAAACAATGGGCATCACCCGAATTTTAAAGGATAAGATATGGCAACAGCATTATTCATAAGTAGAACTGATTTAATTAAGAATAGTATTTTAGATGGTAACGTTGATACTGATAAGTTTATTCAGTTTATAAAAATATCTCAACAAATCGATATTCAGAACTATTTAGGTACTGATTTATACAATAAAATTAGTAACGATATTATAGCAGGAACGTTATCTGGAAACTATTTATCTTTAGTTGAGGATTATTTACAACCGATGCTGATTCATTACGCTATGATGCAGTATTTACCATTTGCAGCTTATCAAATTAAGAATGGTGGGATAAGCAAACATACATCTGAAAATTCAGAAAGTGTTACAAAAGATGAGGTTGATTATTTAGTACAAAAAGAAAGAAACTTTGCTGAATATTACACAAGAAGGTTTATAGACTATATGAGTTTTAACACTTCTTTATTTCCAGAATACCAAACAAATAACAACGAGGATGTATATCCAGATAAAAATGATTTATTCAATGGCTGGGTACTCTAATAACTATAAACCGAAAGTTACCAATTTGGTAAAATTACAAATGTTTTTAGAAAAAATAGAAAACAAAGAAAACAAGAATAAAAATGGCAAATGAAATTTACAGAGTTAGTTGGTGGGGTCAAGGTGTTTACAACGCAATCTCTTGGGGAATATCTTATTTATTAGATTCATTAAGCAATACTTACTATTCTTATAAAGATAGAGTAATTGCAGATGGTGGAACTTTTGAAAATAGTATGTGTTTAATGGAAGAAACAAGAAAATATAATTAATAAAAAAGAAGTTTTAAATTATGAGTACAACACCAAGTTTAGCTTTAATACCAAGTGGATATAAAGCATCAAAATTATATAGTGTATTGCCTATAGATGGTAGTGGCGATTTCACAGTATCAAGAGCGAGTAAAAAACACAGAGTTAATTCAGATTTAGAATTAGAAATACTAAACAACAATATACCTGCACTTAATTACGATGCTATTGGTGGTTGTCCTGTTTTAAATACAGAGCCACAAGC